GGTAAGGGCAAGATCATCACGCTGAAGAAGTCTGGCTCGCTCTGCCGTATGCAGACCTGTAACCCCAAGGCCAAGATCGAATCTAAGACCTACCACTTTGCGTTCATTGACGAGGCTCAGGAAGCCGACGAGGTCATGATCGCCAAGTCGATCAAGCCCATGCTTGCGTGGAATAACGGGAGCATCGTGTTGGGCGGTACGGCCCAGCGTTACAAGTCGTACTTCTACAACGCCATCCAGTACAACAAGCGCCGCGACATCAACGCTCGCGGCCACAAGATCCATCACCACGAGTACGACTGGAGGATGGCGGCTAAGTACAACTCTAACTATGCCTCCTTCATCGCCAAGGAGAAGTTACGCATTGGTGAGGACTCAGATGAGTTCCAGATGTCATACTGCAACAGATGGATGCTTGAAAAGGGTATGTTTGTGTCTGAAGACAGACTTGAACGTATGTACGACCCAAGTATGCCGCTGGTACACGAATGGTGGAAGACTCCAATAGTTGTTGGTATAGACGTTGCCCGTACTAATGACTCAACTGTGATTACTCCCGTGTGGGTTGACTGGGACCACCCAGATCCGTTCGGGTTCTTTGAACATAGAGTGTTGAACTGGCACGAGATCAACAACGTCGAATGGGAGACGCAGTACTTTGAGATCATCGATTTTCTTCGTAACTATGACGTATACAGGATCGGGGTGGACGCGCAAGGTGTCGGAGGTGCAGTGGCCGAACGCCTTCAGATTCTTCTCCCAGACATCGAAGTTATCGCAATTTCATCTGATGCAAAAGCACAGAACGAGAGGTGGACACATCTGACTCAGTTGATTCAACGTGATCAGTTGATTGTCCCCGGCCACAGCAAGGCCCGACGTACCAAGCGCTGGAAGAAGTTCAACCAGCAGATGGCTGATCTAGAGAAGGTCAACCGTGGTCCCTACCTGTTAGCAGCCGCTCCAGACGAGCGCGGGGCCTTTGATGATTATCCAGATTCTCTTGCTATTGCGTGCGCTATGACGGTGCAGGATGTCATGCCGACTGTTACAGTGTATGAGAACCCGTTTTTTGAATAAGTCGTAAAACTGAGGCATACAATACGGGGTAGTGCTACCATTGCAACCGTAAGTACCTACACGGAGGTTTCCTCTTTATGGACATGAACCCGACTATCGCCCCGCAGAACCCGTACCCCGAGGCCATGCGTAACGTCTTTGAGCGCGTTATGGCCCCGAGCATCCCGGGTAACCGTGGCCCCCAGCGTTTTCAGGAAGGCATTGAGAGCGACACTGACGTTCCCAACGACTTCATGCAGGGTGCGTACGCCGACACGGCCCCGTCGCCCATGCGTATGAACCACAACAACCGCGAGATGTTCTTCAAGTACCCGGAGCAGACCATGCGCGAGCGTGCTCACGTTGGCTCGGCGTCGTGGATTGAGGCTCCCGGTGTGCTCTCCGACTTCGTGACCGGCACCGTTGCTGGCGACGGTATGCCGAAGTTCGAGATGGTTGGCAACTCTGGTATGCACATGAACCGGCCCAACCCGGTTCGCGTCGACGGCTGACCATGACTGGCGGCTCGTCCGCCTCTAGCGGTTCTGCCGCTACCTCGGGAAGCGGGGCATCTTCTAGTGCCACCACCTCCTCCGGTGATGCAGGTGAGGCATCCACCGATGCTGGAGGTGAACTAACTGGCACGGAAGATGTCCCGCTTCCTGTTTCTCCGTACGCCATCGTTGGTGGGCACGGTAGGTGCAAGTGCTGCTTCGCGGACGGGTATACCCGTTGTCGACGCTAAGACAGGCTATGCTTGTCTGAGTGCGTATATCAGGAAGGTAGTCACTTGGGAATCAAGATACTCACCATTGACATTGAGACGCGCCCGAGCCTCGCTTACGTGTGGGGACTGTGGGACCAGAACGTCGGCCTCAACCAAGTTGAGGAGTTCGGTACGGTCATCTCATGGGCAGCGAAGTGGTACGGAGAGAAGAAAGTTCACTTCGCCAGTGACTACCACGATGGTCACGACTCCATGGTTGAACAGGCGTGGAAGATGTTGGACGAGGCTGATGCCGTTGTCGGATACAACAGCAAGTCCTTCGACATGAAGCATCTCAACCGGGAGTTCGTACTGGCGGGGATGCCCCCGCCCTCTCACTATGTGGACATTGACCTGATGCAGGTGGTCAAGCAACGGTTCAAGTTCGCCTCCAACAAACTTCAGCATGTTGCTGTTGAGTTGGGCATCGGCTCCAAACTCCAGCACGACGGCTTCGACCTGTGGGTGGGCTGTATGCGGAACGAGGAGAAGGCGTGGCGCACCATGAAGAAGTACAACATGCAAGACGTTGTGCTGACTGAGCAGGTGTACGAGAGACTTCTGCCGTGGATCAAGACTCACCCGCATCAGGGTCTATATGACGGAGATTTGGACGCTTGCCCACGCTGTGGCCACAACGACCTAGTGATAAACCGCTACTATATGACCCGTACCGGTAAGTACCGCATCATGCAGTGTAAGGGATGTGGCGGGTACACCAAGGACAACAAACTCATCGAACGAGTTACCAACACCACCTTGTAGGAGAAGTTATGGCTGAGAAGAAAGACAGCAAGAGTAAGTACACTCGCGGAGGAATCACCTTTGAGGGCTACAACAAGCCCAAGAAGACTCCCGGCCACGCCACTAAGTCGCACGCTGTGCTGGCTAAGGAAGGCGACACGGTCAAGTTGATCCGCTTCGGTGAGCAGGGGGCCAAGACCGCTGGTAAGCCTAAGGCTGGCGAGTCGGACAAGATGAAGAAGAAGCGTGCGTCCTTCAAGGCCCGTCATGGTGCCAACATCGCCAAAGGCAAACTCAGCGCCGCCTACTGGGCTGACAAGGTGAAGTGGTAATGGCGCCACGTAAGAGCGCGTCCCCGCGCAAGAGTGCTCAGTACTACCGCAACAACCCCGACGCTAAGGCTAAGAAGGACGCCTATAACAAGGACTTCAACAAGAAGCCTGAGCAGCGCAAGAAGCGCACGGAGTTGAAGCAGGCCCGCCGTGACCGTGGCATGGACGGCAAGGGTGGCAAGGACCTGTCCCACACCAAGGATGGGAAGTTAGTTAAGGAAGACCCCAGCGCTAACAGGGCTAGAAACCGAGGGAAGAAGTAATGGCTGAGAAGAAGGTTTGGGAGAAGAAAGATCCCACAAAGAAAGATAAGAAGTTGACCCCCTCACAGAAGGCTAAGGCTAAGGCCTCAGCCAAGAAGGCTGGTCGTCCTTATCCGAATCTCGTAGATAACATGAACGCCTCCAAGAAGAAGAAGAGCAGTAAGTAGTCTGCTATTCTCTTAAGTACGTACGTCTGACGGGAGCACATAGTGCCAGTTGATTTTTGGTCACCAAGTTATAGAGCGAGTTCTAGCGACCTTACAGTCGCCATCTCCCCCCTCGGTCTTGTCGAACTTGCTGACGAGGAGTTTGAGGTTCATGGCCCCCGTCTTAACCGCTATGCCGCCTGCTGGGCTTGGTACCTTGGCCACCACTGGTCGCACCGTCGTGAGATGGGCGAGCCTAATCTCGCGTTGAACTACGTCCGCACTATGGCGGACTACATCACGAACTTTTGCTTCGGCAAAGGCGTCCAGTTCAAGACGCCTGAGGCCAACGGTGCGATCATCCCCCACGTCCTCCAGAAGGTGTGGGAGGTAGACAACGACAAGGGCAAGGTGCTCTGGGAGATGGGGCAGTTAGCCGGTGTTACTGGCGACTGCTTTGTCAAGGTGGCGTATGAGCAACCGTGGGAGGACACGCTCGGGGTTGTCCATTTTGGGCGTACCCGTATCATCCCGTTGAACCCCGCCCACTGCTTCCCTGAGTATCACCCCCACGATAGGGACCGCATCCTCAGGTTCAAGTTGAAGTACCGGTTCTGGGGCACCAGCCCCGAGGGCACTCGTCAGGTCTACACCTTCACTGAGATCCTCACCGATGAGACGGTGGAGCAGTACATCAACGACGAGTTGATCGACCAGTACGAGAACCCCATCGGCAAGGTGCCGGTCATCCACATTCCTAACGTCAGCATCTCGTCGTCCCCGTGGGGGCAGGCTGACATCTGGGACATCATTCCGCTCAACCGCGAGTTGAACGAGAAGATGACTGAGATCTCGGACATCATCAACTACCACAGCGCCCCCGTGACCATCATCACTGGCGCTAAGGCTTCACAGTTGGAGCGTGGTGCCAAGAAGGTGTGGGCGGGTCTTCCCGACAAGGCTCGGGTGTACAACCTTGAGTCCAGCGGTGAGATGGCGGGTGCGTTGAACTACGTGCAGATCATCAAGCAGGCGATGCACGAGATCACGGGTGTGCCTGAGACTGCCCTTGGTAAGACTCAGCCAATCTCTAACACCTCGGGTGTCGCGTTGGCTATTCAGTATCAGCCGATGATGAACCGCTACCACATGAAGCGGACGCACTTCTCTAAGGGACTCGTTCAGTTGAACGAGTTGATTCTCCGTACTCAGGCCGTACACGAGCCAGAGTCACTCCAGTGGAATCCTGCCGAGGCGACGTTCCCCGAGCCTGACCAGTTGCAGGTGCTTGATCCTCGCGATCCGAATACGTACCAGACCTCTATCCACTGGCCGGACCCGCTCCCCGTTGACCAGTTGATCAAACTCAACGAGTTGCAGGCGAAGATGGCGAT